TAAGTCGTGATCTTGAGCTATAGCCGCAGTGTTTACTACAGGAGACCCTGTGACTATAGAAGTGCAGCTTAAGTCGTGATCTTGAGCTATAGCCGTAGTGTTTACTACAGGAGACCCTGTGACTATAGAAGTGCAGCTTAAGTCGTGATCTTGAGCTATAGCCGTAGTGTTTACTACAGGAGACCCCGTAACAAAACCCTCAATGGAAATGAAGTTGTCGTTAATTAAGGGTTCACTGTTCTCAGTTAAGAGGAGACTACTGTTTTCTTGAAGCACTCTACTACTCATAGGTCCAACCCTTATGCTGGGTCAGGGATACCTACGGTAAACGCACCAAGCGTAAAGGTGTTACCTGACGTTACTGCTTGAGACGCTGTGAGGGAACCTGTAGCCAACAAACGAGAGTTTGAAGTGTCAACCAAGGCGTAATGTGTAACAGTGCCAGTTCCAGTCACAGCGCCGTCAGAGATAGCCGATACGGTAACCTCGCGACCACCGCCTGAACGATCTGCTGGCGCAGAAATGGAAAGAGACGTAGAGTTACCCAAAGCGTAAGTCGCGTTAGCTTCCGTATAAGTGGAAGCCTCTTGAGAGGTAACTAAGATTTTATTAGCTTCGGTGTCGAGGACGGTTAAGCCGTTGTCGAACACACGATTATTAAGAGTAGCCATGATTATTCAACTTCCTGTGTGTTTGTTTCAATTTGACCCATCGTCACTGCTCTGCCTCTTGACTGGCGTCTGTTCCTAGGTAAATCTCCCGGTCCAAGTCAGGAAGTTCTGCGTTATGCAACAGAGCATCGACAATATCTGGCTGATCCGAGAGGTTAATATCCGCACCGTTGAGGTTGCGTAGGTAGGAACTGAGTTCACGGAGATCGTGGGGTGCGACATCGCCAGCAACCAGCTTAGGCATGGTTTTCATGTCCAGACCGTTAAGCTCGTACAGAGGCTCTATAAGGCGCTTGTTGAGGGTGTCTACGACCTGAGTGATGTAACTTTCCAAGGCCCGGAGGAAAAGGTCCGTCTTGCTCTTAGAGAGGGCGTAGGAGCCGTTAGAGCCACCACCAAGCATCAGGAACTCCGAGAGGACACTCCTAGCAATGTCGTGCTGATACCGGCGTATGATAGGGTCAATGCTAATGTTACGAGTGCCGCTAGAAGCCATAAGCTCCACATCAACAAGCCGTTCACTGGTAGGCGAACCATCCTTATCTGGATATGTGTCGCTAGGAAGTATAATATACCCCTGATCGTTAAACTTGACGTCTCTGAGAATGTTTTGTAGTTCATTGCGGAAACTGACCTGACCTTCCGTTGCATCGGGAGAAAGATATTCAGCAGGAATGCGAGCAACAGGGATACCTGCAAGCTCTCGTTCGATTGCTACAGCCTCGATAGACTGAAAATTGTTTAGGTACTGATAGGAAGTGTAGGCATTACGGAGGATAGATCGCCCAGACGGATCTCCGTTAATGCTGGTAGTACGATAGTACAGGGACTTCCTAGATGGAATGTAGTTTTTGCCGTTCGTATAGCCGACACTCTGATAGATCCCTAGGATGTCTCCAGTCTTCTGGTCTACATCGAACCTGTCTATAGTCCAAGGGGAACGACAAGCCAGCTTACGGATGCCCATCCTTCCATCAGAGTATTTTGACTTTTTCTTGGGATTGTTGCTATCGCCTTCGCGGCGTTTATACACGATCTCAAACCAAGCAAAACCATAGGAGAGGAAGCTAAGAGCTTCTGCGACATGATCGTCTAACGTGTGATCCATGTCATCCAGAACGCTCTTAACAAACTCCACCTCAGACTGAGCCTCAGGGCTTTTGTCTGCTGGCTTAACGGTGATGTCCACGTCTCTGAGCATCTGTTCGACAGCGTACATGACAGCACCGATAGTACTATCATTGTCCCGCATCTCACGATACTTCCGAATGGCCGCGCGACCCTTAAGCTCCTGAAGGAACTCGTCAGCACGAATTGTACCATTGTGGACATTTTGTCCTGCCACACCGAGAATTTTAGTGGATTCTGTTTTTGACAGGCGCTTAGTCATTACCTCAGTCCTTTAATGCTGCTGTAAACAAGTTTAAGTTGGGGTTTGGAATATCCGTTGAGGAGAAGTTCCGTCAACGCCCACACGCAAGCATCAAGACGGTCTGGAGATCCTATAGAACCTAGAGGCTCCCAAGTTCTCATCTGTATCTCTAGTTCGTTAAGGTTGGCCCCATCAGCGGGGTTTCTGACGTGGTAGACTAACCCTCTTTCATAAAGGGCTGAGACTGGTTCTGCACGGGCGAACTTGCCCCTAGAGGCCCTGACCATCTTCAGGGGAACAGTCTCGTCTTCACCATGTATGGTGTGTTTAACAAGGTCGCCGCCTTGGTTTACCTCAGCGACGACCCTGTCTGCTTCATAGAAATGGTATAGCTCTATAGCCTTTGCTGCCCACGCTTGAGGAGACATACGGCCTGTGTAGTCGCCTAGAATGTAGGCTTTGCCGTTGATGTCTACCCCTGCCACAACGATCCCAGTCATATCAGACTCAGCATTTGATGTGACGGCAGGGTCCAGCGAAATTACTACCCTGCTTAGGTCTGGAACCTTGTCCCTGTCGATCTGACAGTCCTCAAGCATCTGAGTACTCCACAGAGCGCCCTGACTTTCTTCCATGACCTCAGCATAAAGTTCTTGACGACCTAACCTAGTACCCTCGTACTGAGCCTTAACAGCTTCGAGGTAAGTGTCGGCCAAATTGTTTGCATTGTCAAAAGTTGACCCTGTTGTGACGTGTGTTTTAGGGTCTTTTAGGATCTTACGAACAAGTTTTGTGGGTTTGGGTGTCGTAGTGACACAGATCTTAGGGTGCTTGCCTAGACGCAGGCAGAACTGCAACATATCCCAAGTGTCGATGTCTTTGTTCCAAGCGGCAAGTTCGTCACACCATGCAGAGCTGAACTGAGGTCCACGAAGACGCTCTGGTTCCTCTGCACTGTAGAACTCTACCTTAGCTCCGTTCTCCCAGAACAAAGTCCTCTTGGTAGGTGACCATTCAGGAAAGCCTAGTTTAGCACCTCGATTAGTCACGTCGTTCTTGTAGCAGACCGACAAAAAGCCACTCTCGCCCTTGACCATGACCCTCTCAATATCTGAGTTGGTACTAGCTACGGCAGCTATGCGCTTCTGTCCTGTCTTAATTTGTTGTCTGACCCATTCTACACCAGCCCTAGTCTTACCAAAACCACGACCAGCATTGATGAACCACACATTCCAGTTACCTTTAGGTGCAAACTGAGCAGACCTACCCCAGAATCCCCAATCATGCTGAAGCTCTTCTAGTTGAGATCTGCTCAGTTGCGATAGAACCTCTTGGGCCTCTTTGTCGGGTAACTGCCTCAAATCCTCAGCAGTAAAAGAGTATCCCATCAGTCCTCGTCCTTGTCCTTTCCAAGGAGGCCCATAAGGGCAGCTACAGCACCCTCGTTCTCTTCCTCTTCAGTCCCCACTTCCTGCTCTTGTACATGAGCTGAGGGCGACCAACCAGCACGAGATCTTAGGTACAACTCCTGAGACTTAAAGTCCCCTGACAAAGCCTGTTCAATGACGGTACTACCAACTTTAGCATCAATCTCGAACTTGACCTCGTTCATGTCCTCACCATACAACTTATAGAAGGTAGTAAGGGAACCGGGAGCATTGACCATGTTCTGAATGCTGGAGAAGATGTTCTTAACAGACACACCACCCCTGATGCCTTCTCGCACTCTCTTAGCAATGTTAGGGTTCTTGGGTAGCATCCTATTAGACATCTTATAACTCCGACAATCTACTTCTTATCAGCCTTATCAAGCATACGATCTATTTGCTTGTTCCATAATACGTAAAGGGCTTCTACTTTTTTCTCTAGCTGTTCGACCCTGACAGTCATCCTAGTAGACTCTCTGTTCAGCCAAGCTATCAGAAATACGAAAGCGGTAAGTTGAGGCCACCACGTCTGGAGGAACCCCTCTATCATAAGACTTCTCCTAAAACACATACTTAAGTTATACGTAAGTTCGATGACCGTCATGGTCGATCATTGTCGGATCAATCTTAGAGTAAAACATAAGTATGTTCTCTAACCCCTTACTTATATATAGACATGTTTTTTGCAGATTCGCAAACAGTTTTTTCATAGTGCGACACTTTACCACACATAGATAGGACATAAACCTAAGATTTCCTAGTCTTGCCGTCATCTACCTTCTTGTGTGTCGTCTAACGTAAGACGTTTGGGATAACATGGTGAGGGGTGTAGTAACCAGAGTCAATAAGCCGCCTTCCGGTACAACCATAGAGTGTGCAGATGTATTTTCTTTCTTTTGGATTAGTAGTTGGTTACCGCCACCCTAGCCGCGAATCACTAGAATCACAGGGGACCCTAGCTGTCAAGCGTAAAACATTGGAATCACACAAACATTTCTATTGACAGAAGTTTTTTCTTGACACAGGAGAGCGAATCGCCAGCCACCACAACGAATCGGTACACCTAGGAATCACCTTGCCCTCGCCAGCATTCCCCCACGCATTCCCACGTCATCCCATTGACCAGACGGCGAAACACAACATGTCCTGAGAAGCCCGGAGAGGCGGCCTAGAGCCTCATGTAAGACTCTAGGCCATATCCCCCCATTGGCTATCGACTTGGCCATGTGGCGGGCTTATCAGTGGTAGGGGTAAGATACGTTGACAGGTGACTCCCAACAGTGACGACAAGAGCCGCAGGCTTTACCTTGTTGACTGGCGGGACATGTCCAACCATGCGCCCTATCGCCCTCACGGTGAACTGTGGAGGTGGACACGCCGAGTCGCTTGGCCA